GTAGCCAACACATTCTCACGCTGGGCAACAGCTTTCTTTGCTGCTGCGCCTAGTACTGCCTGATCTGGGCGCTCTGGTCCTTGTCCTGCCTGCTCAAGTTCTGTGGCTGTGTACTCGTCGCCCTTCTCTGTCTTGAACTTCAAGACTTCCTCGGACTTAGGCTGCGCCTCCTCTTCCGCAAAGAGAGGAATCTGTTCGCCCTTGGGGGTTTCTTTGACCTTCATTATTTCTTGTTTGCGGCGGAACTCCTCCTCCGCTGCAAAGCGCTGGGCCTTCAGCTTTTCAATTTGTTTTTCTGCTCTGTCAACAGCATCGTAGTCGCGTACATCAGCGCGGCTCATCTCACTGATGGTGGTTTCCAGCTTGGCGATCTTAGCGTCGATGGTCTTTAACGTCTTGGCGTGTTCGCCCTCGATTTCTTTGCGGGGTTCAGTAAAGCCACCAAGCTCAGTAATTTTTGTTTTGATCGCATTCATCGCCGCTTCATTGTCGCGGTACTCTTGCGTCAGAAGACGGGCGGTTGTGTAGTCCCCAGCTTTACGTGCGGCTTCAATCTTTTCTGCCAGTGGGTCAAGGCTGCTCTTCAACGTATCATGGTGATCCATGAGTGCGTAGATGTCTTGCTTTTCTGGCGGTGCAGGCAGCATTCTGGTGGGTGGGGTATACCCAAGCTGCGGTGCTTGCTCTGGCGCGGGCAGCGCCAGTAAATCTTGTGTGCCAACAGGTTGCAGCGCTTCCAGTTCCGATACGGGTGCTTCAGGCGGAATCTCAGGCCGAGGTTGTACAGGGGTTCTTCCAACGCCTTCCAGCATGCTGCCGGGGATCGACAAAGCGCCACCAAGGACAGCGCCGCCCACGAAGCTGTCGAAGTATTCTTTACGGGCTTCTGGGTCGGTGATTGACAGCCCTGCTTGCAGGCGCTCTAGTACTTGTTGTGCGGTTTCGGTACCGCCTTCTACACCGGCTGCTTTGAATGCGGGGGTGATATATCTTTCAACAATACCAGCCGCTTCTTTGTTACCAATTTGCAAACCCGCACTGCCAAAAATTTTGCGAATACCGGGGATATAACGGAAGCCAATTACATCAAGAGCGGCTTGCGGCACAGCAGTAATAGCGGCTTTGCCAAACTCAAGGTCTTCAGGCCGTGCACCTCTTTCAAGCTGGCGTGTCAGGTTCGAGCCGGTAAACTGCCCTGCGGATGCCAAACCAGATAAGCCGATTGCCGCTGGTACACCCAGAGGTGCTGCTGCTAAACCCACTCCCAAAGGCGCGGCCATGTACGGCAACGAACCGCCCAGAACACTTTTAAAATATTCCCATGGCTGCTCAGTAAACTCTGGCGTGTATGCAATTTGTGCTGCTTTTTTGCGGTGTGCAGCAGCGGACTCCGCAGCGCCGGGTACTCCCAACCCCGCCAAAAATGCATCTTTATCGCCCAGCAAACGCTCAAGACCCGCTTTGAAGTTGGCTTTAAGACCAGACTGCGGTTGGGGTTCGGGTTCTTCTGGTTGTGCTTCAGCGCGAAGCTGCCGCATAACGGCGTAGTATGCCTGTTCATCTGTAAGTTTTTCCGGGGAATCAACAGTGAACGTACCCCGTCCCGGAATGTCTACATCATAGCTGGGCATTGCTACTCCTTGTTTTATTGACGCGGCTTAACTGTCACGCCTTGTGGAAGGCCAATCCCCCCGCCCGGCAGATATTCTTCCGGAACATCTTTAAGGAACTCGTTCCAAGTCAAATCGGGGTTCAGTTTTTTAGCCTCGTTGAAGGCAACAATTAGACGGGTCTGTGCAGCGGTAGTGTCTTCGACAATTTTCTTTTGTCTGTATGTTTGCATGAGTGCTGGGTCTGCTTCCAACAACCGCAGCGAACGAATATCCTCCGGCTCACGCCCCATTACCTCGGTTTGCTTTCCAAGGTACTTACCGTACAAGTCTCTAAACGCCTGATCTGCCAGCAGTTTCTCACGCTCTCTGCGCATCTGCAAGGTGGTGATTCCCGAACGGCCAATATTAGAAGCCAGTTGTGAAAGCTCACCCCCCGGTTGTCCCGGCTGCGCCATCATCATATTCAGGCCCATTGTCAAAAGGTCTTCGTTTGAGAAGCCTGTGGTTTTTGGTGCCGGTGGTGCAGGCGGTGCAGTTATTTCTTCTGCAACTCTCTTAGCTTCTTGTACGGGGGTTTCGGTAATTTTTCTAAAATACGCTGCGGGATTAGGCCGACCTTCACTTATTGACGGCTCTGCTAGTACGGTTGCATCTGGTTCTGGTGTTGTACTAAAGTTTGTACCGCCGGAAAGTACACGCTTCGGAGTTATTTTTGGCGTTATAGCTTCGGCAGTGCTAATAGCCCGCCCCAATCCCGGATGCGCAGCTAACCACGACGCAAAAGCGCCGGGTTTGTTTTTGTCAAAACCCGCACGAGCAGCTTCAGCTTGCTGCAAACGACGGTTAGCGACCTCACTTGTTCTAGTATCTTCAAGCAAACCACGAATACCCGCTGTTTTATCTGGTATAAATGTTGGAGTTTCAGGTAATACCGCTTTGCCGTCAGGCCCAACTTTTATTGAGGTATCTGGCACAGGCGCTTCCAAACGTGGCGCTTCAACTTTTTTCGCCGCTGCATCTGCTTCGGTTTTGAGTTGAGCTATGCTTGCGTCTGTGGGGGCTGCTGGTTGTTGTTTCTTTGGTAGATTTGATTCCACTACCCACTGGCCAGTCATACCTTTTTTAACCACCGGCGCAAGTAGTAGTGCGTTGTCAAGCGCAAGCTGTGCAGCCTCCTCGTTCATGCCGTACTTTTTAGCAATTCCACGAACGCCCAGTGAAGGCAGGGACATGATAAGGCTAAGTGGGTCTTTGCGGTAGGCAGGGTCGTTCTCAACACCAAACCATTTACCCGAACGCAAATATCCCGCAGCCTTGACTATAGGGTTATCCTGCGCTGCTTGAGCCGCTTCTTCAAACGTATAGTGTTTACCAACAGGGGCGTTGTAGTAGTTCCGCATTACAACGTTTGCTACAGCTTCCGGAATACCCAAGAAAACGTCCGCAGTGCCGGTCAGCAACGAAGTAAGTGGTGCTTTGGTTGTTGGACCTTCTTGATATACTGACCCCCCAAAAATTAGCGCACCGGTCATTGGGTCGTAAACAGCGTCGTCTCTTTCTGCTGGCTTTTGTTTCGCTGCGGTTTTTTGGTTCTCTGCGGCCCCTCTCTGTTCGTGTTCCTGCATTAGCCTAATGTAATTAGCATTTTGAGCGTCCGTTGCGCTGGTTATAGGCGTGTTTGTGTTTAAGTTTGCTTTTGCTTCAGGGACAGGGGCGGCATTTGCCGATGGGATAATAGAAGCTATTCCGTTGACTACGTTTGTATTTGCATTTGGAACTACTTTTGGCGCTACTGCAACAACCGTGTTCCTGCTAACGCGGGGATTTGGACGCGTTTCATTTACAAATGCAACCGGCGCGGTGTCTCTAACGACTGCTGGCTGTGTTTGCGTTGCATTGGCAGAAGGTAAAGCAGAAGCTATTCCTGTGGTTACCGGCGGTTGATACGTTGTAGGTGTAGTTTGTTCAACACGCTTAGACGCGTTTGCTACTTGCGTATTTGTTTTTTCGGGTTGCCAGTTTGGTATAGCAACATAGTGAACTGGGTCTCCTTTAGGGTCTGGGCGGTACAGGCCGTACTTCCGCATAAATTTTTCAGAGACTGACTGAGAAATGTCAACCGCATTAGTGTGAAAAACTTCACGTCCCGGATAGTTTGCTGGATTAATAGGCGTAAAAATTTTTTCGGAACCCGGACCGCCTCTTTGTTTTTTGTTGAACAACTGCTGCTGTTCGTAACGGCTACGCCCATAACTGGTAACTGGGAGTTCTGTACCGTACTTTTTTTTGTATGCTTCTTGGGCAGCTTCTAAACGCGCGTAAAAATCTTCGTCGGGTTGCACAAAAGGCGAATAACTTTGGGTCTTTTTTTGTCCTGCGGTAGCAGCACTTGTGTTAGCCGCACCTGCATCAGTAAATGGCAGCAGATTAAATAGACGTTCTCCCAAAGTTTTTCCTTTCTGGGATTTAGGCTGTACAGGTACCGCGTTTTGTGCTTCACGCGTAGGTTGTTCCAAAATTTGTTCTGCTTCTTTCTTGTATCGCGGTCTTTGGCCAGTCGATAAACCAATAGTGCTGCCGGGGATGCTTGCCCACTGTTTAGTGGCTTTAGCTTTTGCTGCGTCAAAGTTGCCTTGAACAATATCAGACAAAGCGCCGATGTCTTTCAGTATGCCAATAGCCGCACGTTTCTGGTTTTCTAATGAAAAATCAGTCAGCCCCAGTTTCTTTCTTTGGTAATCCCAAGTCTTGCTCCTTATTTGGAACATACCAGCGGCATCACTTGTATTACCTTTTTTGTTAAAGACAACCGGTGTTCGTGGGTGGTCCTCAAACCCCTCAAATTCCTTAAACCCAACAAGTTGATTAGCCTTTGGGCTACCTTCGTACACATTGAGATACTGCAAAAACTTCTGAACGTTCGGGTTTTGCATGTATGCGTCGGGATCAAACTTATTACTTTTCTTATTTTTATCCGCATTGCCGCCACCAGCAAAACTAATTGGACCGCCCTCCGCGTAACCTGCGATACCGCCATCCGCCATTTGTGCAAGACTTTGTTCAGGCAGCACACCAATACCGCGATCTTCAGGCAAAGTATCCTGATCCATCATCGCAATTTCTTGATCGGCTATAGTAGGCTTTGGACCCCCCTGTTGCATCTGACCGCTTTGACGAAGCTGTTGACGACGTTTAAACTCCGACGCTGCCAATGGCAATACGTACGGGTCATCCTTATGCATACGGGCATACTGCGCCAACTGCGCGTCTGACATTGCTGCCAGACGAGAAGTAATCTGCTGGACGTTAAACATAATTAGCCCTTTTCTATATCATGCAGAAGCAATTCTGCCAAACCTGCGGGTGTCTCTTTGTCTTTAACCGCACCGCCTTCAGCGCCAAACACGGGGTTCTTTCCGCCAAACAAACCGTAGGCTGTCAGCCCCAAGCCGCCAAGCTGTGACAGCATAGAAGGAGGCGCTTGATACTGAACCTGAGTCTGCTGCCCCAACGGCACACCACGCAGAATGTCTGACATGAACGACAACTGCTGCTGCGGGTAACCGCGCTGAGTAAGGAAGTCCTGATACGCTTGAGAGAGTCCTTGCTGTTCTTGTGCTTGCTGCTGCGCGCCTGCGGCTGACTGCGCTTGGATTGCACCCTGCTGTTGAGCAAACTGAGTCTGCCCCAACTGCCCCAAGGTACCTGCCAACTGGCCTGCTGTGCCGTAACCGCGAAGCCCTAAGTCAGCACCGAACTGCTGTGCCCGTTGCGCTGAATCAAAAGCAGATTGCATGCCTTTGTTATAAATGTCGGACTGAAGCTGCCCCAAATTACGCTGGCGCTCTGCTTCTACAATAGCCGAACGTGCACCACCAAAAGCACCTTGCTGCACCGCCTGTGCTTGGTTTTGTTGGCCCAGCATAGCGGATGACCGCGCAGCTTCTCTTAACTGCGGAGCCAGTGCATTTTCCATGTATGGTGACATGTATGACTGCATGGCGTAGGGGTTTGTAGCTTGTTGTGCGTACTGCTGACCTGCACCTAAAGCACCTAGCCCACCCATTCCTGCAAGCTGGGTGCCAACACCAAGTTGTTTTGCGGGTCCAAGATTAGCAGCCGCTTGTTGCGCTTGTTCTTGTAGTGGGGTAAACCCGGCAACACGTTGTCCTCCGTAAGCTTGATAAGGAGATTCTGAAAAAGCTTCCGCCTTACCCAGCATCCGTTCAACGTACGGCTTTGCGTACTCAGGGATTGTCGTTGTAGTTTGCGTAGTGTTAGTAGGCTGGCTACCCCCGCCGCCGCCGGCGGGGTAGAGTCGGTTGTTACCGTTTACGTAGCCGTTAAACTTATTGCGGATAATCATAGTTTTGCTCCTACAACCCTGTATTTTTCTTTAAACCCATAACGCTGCCACATACGCGCAATAGATTCTCTGGCCGCGCCTTCAATGGCAGTGGCACCAAACGCTTTAAGCAGGCTAGACAACTGATGGAACGTATCCTGATTAGTTATCAACCTGCCGCCTATTGTGACAACAAAAGCAACCCGATCATTTGGGCGGTTGTAAAACTGAACTGTAGACGCACCATGAATTTCACCAGCAGCGTCTATCGCAACAAGTAACACCCAACTACCGTTCGTTACATACACTTTTACATGCTCAAGAGTGTAGTCGTCTTGGTACGCCAAGGCCGCATCGATGAATTTCTCCACCTGCGGCCATACTTGGTTTACGTAGTTAATGTCTACATGCTGTATCTTCATGCAGGTAAGTACCTATCTGTCTTACTATCAACAGCTACTTTCTTTTTACCAACACTTTTCTTTCGCGCTTTCTGCACGCGATCCATCATGGCGTAGAGCTTACGAGCACCGGCTTCAGTCGAGCCGTTACCCAACTCAGAGACAATGCGCGCTGGGATTACAAACTCACCATCAGCAAGACGAGCAGGCTGGCGGTTACCAATAGAAGCAGGGATTGAATCAGAAACTCCATCGCCGGGTCCTCTCAATAAACGACCGCCATCAGAATAATCGCCAAGATTTGAAACACCACCGCCTGCGGCATACCCAGCATACCCACTTAACTGGCGATTCATGTAGTCGTAAAACCCCTCAAGCCCAAGTTGCTGCTCCGGGGTCTGGTACACAGGAATGTTTATGGGGGTAGCAGAGCGTTGAGCTTGCACCGGACCCATTGCGGGGGTAGCAATACCACCGGATACTTTTGTGCCTGAGTTTGTTACCGGTTGTAGCGTTGCAAGTGTAGGCGCAGGTGTGGGCACAGGTGTGGGCACAGGTGCAGGTGCGGAATATCCAAAACTGCCCATACCCCCTGAATGCCCACTATCACGACTGTATGCAGAATTAATACTGTAGCCAGAAGAGCTAGGAGATGTAGCCGTAGGTCCGCTTAACTGCGTGAACTGCATTGTATTGGGGTCATACGAATATTTGTACCCACCTTCAGTTTTTGCTTCCCCGCCCGTAGCAAATCTTTGTTCACCAGAATACGTGCCTACCCCGGCATCCGCGCTCGGTGCAATTACGTTTGTAGCCTCGGGGCGCTGCATCATAGGGTTGCTGTAGACAGGGGTGTTGATTGCCGCCATGGGGTAGCCTGTGTTTGCCCCAACAGAATTCATTGCAGCCATCTGTTCAACAGGGCCGCCGACTGCAAGACTAGCCAAACCGCCCTCTGCGGCTTTGTATGGTTCTCCGGCAGTAAGCTGCTCATTAAAATACAAACGCTCACTTGAGTCCTGCGCGGGGCTGACTGCGTATGCTTCTGGACGTTGAGTACGTTCGTACGTGTACGGACGAATCATTGCGTTATCTTCGGGCTTTTCAACACCTTTTTGCTCAAGCAATTTTTTAGCAGCAAGAGCTGCCATTGCAGTGGTAGCGTAGGGGTGTTCAGAAGCGTAGTCTTTAGCGCCTTCCCAACTTGGGTTTTTAAGAAAATTAAATGCGTTAGACAAAAAATTGTCGCCACTTTGTATAGGACTTCCGTACCCCGCTTTTTGCGCAACCTGCTGCGCTGTTGTGTAATCTTGTAAAGCCTGTCCAGTTTTTGCCTGCTGCGCCAAATTTGCTGCTTCTGTAGTATTTGGCATAAGTCCTGCTTGTTTTGCTAACAAATCTGTTCGGGAAACAGAGGATAATGAATCAGCAGGACCAGCTAGTCTTGAACCCAATTGAGTCAGGTTTTGCCCCAACTCAGGGCGCGAAAATGCTTGAAGTATTTGCTCTCGCCCTATCAAATTAGGAGCAACTTGTGCAAGCTGCGTACCACCAGCGCCAGCCAAATTAGCGCCTGCACCACCAGCTAAGTTAGCGCCAAATGCGCCGGGAGCGACGCTCCCCCCAATAGTACCTGCAAGTTGAGATGCCGCTGCTGGAGCAATTTTAGTCGCTACCGTCGGAGCCAAAGTACTGAGTCCGCCAGTCAATGTGGGGGCAGCACCAGCCATAAAGTTGGAGAAAATGCCCGCCCCACCTGCTAAGGTAGCACCGGTAGTAAGTCCAGCCATAAGCCCAGACCCAACACCTGCCACAACGGGGGCAGTTAAAGCAGTTTGCGCTATTCCAGCGGCGACGGCAGCAGGCATGTTAAATCTCCTTCTTCATCAGTACGAGGCCCATGTTTTGCCCGTACTCGTGTAATCCAAACATTGCGATAAGTTTACGCGCTTTTGTGTCATTTTCAAAAGGTGTTGCATATACTTCATTGTATCCTTCGGCCTTCAGCCCCGGCGCAACTACGTTAACAAAAATGCTACGGTACTTTTTAAACTTGGACGGCGACCATGCTCCCGGTGCGATGTTTAAGTGCAACGCCACTTTATTAATCTCTGACAAGTGGTCACATAGAAAGCACACATCCGCATCTTCGTATAACGTTTCTCTCATAGCGCCGAAGTAAATGTTGCCGTTAAGATAACCGATGGTGAAGTCGGATGCGCTGGGCTAGTTCCCGGCGGGTAAGTCACCGCCAAGGTGTTGCCGCTGTCTGACGCAAAGTAAAGCTGGATAAAATCGTTGGCGTTTATTGGGATGATGATGTTCCACGAGATGATTGCCGTAGCTGGCTTAGAAGAACTGATCCTTGCCGGAATGGTGCCGACCCCCGCGCTGTAGTCGATGTTAGTACCGTTCTTTTTGAACCACAGCGTCACGTTATCCACTGCATTATCAAACGACAGTAGCTGGACACTAAACTGAATGTTGTAATACCCAGCCGTATCAAACACAATTTTGGACTTATCTGCTGGATCAAGTGCTACACCATTACTACTGGATGTCTCAGCCATAACAAGCGCATTTGAACCTGATGCTGCTTGCGCCTCGCCTACATAAACACCTGTCAAATGCGCGGCGTTGCTTGAGCCAAACTGCCCACGGACGCACCCAGTAAACGAAGTAGCTGTCTTGCCGGTGTATGTTATAAGTTCCGCCCCGATAAGCAACGCGCCCGCATTTTGAAACCCTGTTGTAGACACGACAGGGATAGTGGTGACTGCGTTGTTTATATTGGCAGAGAGTGTCGTAACACCGTCTTGGAAGAACGCACCTTGTGGTAGCGCCAGTGTGTTTAGATTGCCCACACGCAATTGACTTATCAACGCATCTATTGTGTTGAAGTACTGCCGCAGAATGTTGTTTAGCGTATCGTGGTACCCACGGTCGTACTGTACTGGCGCAAACGGCAGCGCGGGAGATTTAACCGTCGTAAGCGAGGTCGTCTCTGTAGTAACAACTTGAGTAAATGCGGTCATTAGTTTCTGCCGTCTGGTCGCACATCAATACGTGGGACGCCAAGCTGCCACTGAGTACCAATCGTGTTGGACTCAACCTTAAACGCCATCTGTCTGCCACGCACTCGGCTATACACAATCTCTGTAAACTGCTGCACGTTGTAGGTAGTTTGACCAGCATAGCTTTGCGCTGACGTAACAGTCGGCTGGTCTGCTATACCATAGTTGGAACCGGGATTCTGGCGTGGGCGCACAGTGAAGTTCACCACCGGCTTATCACTTGTGGCACCCGTAGTATCAGACCCGTCAAATGTAATGTCCGGGATGATACGCCAAACAAATCCATAGTTGTGGCCGTCACCAATATCAAAGTCGGAAGACTGCACGTAGCAGCTAATAGCACTAGGAGGATTGGTCTCGCCGTTGTCCACTGCCGCTTCGTGGAACACAATAATGTTGTTATCTGTAGCCGCTTGTGGGAAGTCTCGTAGTGGGGAATCTAACCAAGCGGTACGCCCCAGAGTGCCGTAATACCAGACCCGATCAAGGTAGTTAAAGATGACATAACGATCAACCACATCGCTGTTTGCGGAGCAGTAGAACCACCAGATTTCAGAGTAGCCTTCGTTAGTTCCAGCGAAGAACTGAGAAAACTGACCACGATTAATATCTTGGAACACAAACGTACGCACCGAACAAGGCAATGTCTCTACCCGACCAGAGTACATGTAGAACTTGTCCACACCCATCCAATACACAACACCGGCGGCAGTTGCCATAGCGTTGGGCGAGACGATTGAGATATTATCAGCAAGTAGGGTGAAGCCATACACAAACGGTGGGCCAAGGTACTGCATCGAGTAAATAGCCGCGTCCGTCCACACCACGATTTCTTGACGCGTTTGCAGAGCGCCAATAATTGTGGAGCCGTGGGATAGGCGATAACTGCCCGCTTGATTTGCCGCAGCTGGAGTCCAGTCGGTATAGCTCTCTTGCGCAGACCAGCGAATAAGCAGAGGGTCCAAAGCGGTTGTACCGTAAGAACCGTAGTCATTACACCCAAACGCAATAACAATACGTGAGGTGTCAGACACCATAATTTCATTAATAACCGCCGGAACATCTGTGCCAGTAACAGCAGTCCCACGAGTACCAAACGCAGGTGTTGCGCTTAAACCGGGTTGCCACAAGTAAAGAGCGCCACCACGTGGAGAAAATAGCAAGTCTTCGCCAAAGTTAGATTGACTCCAGAGGCGCAGCTCTACTGGAATGCTTGAACTGTTATAGGCTTCGCCCCAGCCGGGAAATGCTGTAGCTTGGGATACTACTGCACCGTTACTTTGAGATGCCGCTGTTGTACCGTCTGCACCGCGAGTGCAACCTGTAAAGTCGGTTGCAGTCTTACCACTGTACGTTATGTATTCGCCATTAATCCATATAGCACCAGAAGCAGTAAACGCAGAAGTGCTTACTACAACTATGGTGGTTGCAGAGTTATTGATTGCGCCATTTAATGTAGATGACGTAGAGCCGGGTATAAAACCACCCCATGGAGATACACCCCATCCGGTGCCAACTGTATTGATAGGGGGGCCGACACTAATTTGGTAAGCGGCATCGGTGTTAGCCCCACCATTTCCAACATCGGAAGCATTCGCCGCAACTGAGGAGGTTACGGTATATTGAGTGCCCGAAAGGATGGATTGGATTTGAAACTCTGAGTTAAGAACCGCCGCTGTAATAACCCCACCAAGACTAACTGCACCGGAAAAAGTAACGAAGTCACCCACTTGCAAACCAGATGCTGTGGTATCCGTTACTGTAATCGTAGTTGAACCGTTCGTTGCGGCAAACGTAGTAGTGTTAGTAGTGCTAAGTCGAAGAGGGGTAATGTCGTAATACGCACCGCCACTCTCTATGTAAAACTTTAAATTTGTACCAACCCCTAAAAGATTAGCTTGGTTTAGTGTTACCCAGTTCCATAGAGAGCGACATACACCTTGAAAAGTGTTATACGACAGAGCAGCCCAGCCGCCAATCTTTTCCGGAAAGCCAGAACGAAACCGTACCTTGTCGCAGTCATAGTAGCCGCCCTCGTTGGCGAGTGTGGTGCCTTCGCGGTTTACACCGGGGCGGAACTGTAGTTTCTGTAGAGGCACGGTCGTTCCTTATTAAGCCAGCATGGTTTCTGCGTGGGTCTTGGCCTCTGCCACCCGGCGCAGCCAGCCTTTACCGAACGTGCCAAACGTAGGCAGGCTGCGGTAAAACGCTTCCTTTTCTGCACTGAATTTTGCCACTAATTCGCTCTGATTGGCATCTTTTAATGCTTGCATGGTCTTGGGGCCGATAGCGCCGTCAGGCGTGGTGCCGATAGCTTTCTGCATGGTTTTGATCGCACGACCCGGACCTGCGTTGACCGCGAAGTCAAACATCAGATAGTCCAGACCATCAGGCATCTCGTCAGCCTTGACCGCATCCCAGTACTTCTTTTTGTACATAGGACTCACCACTTCAGGTGTCAATGCCCGCATTGCCTTTTCGTCAACAGGATGGCCTACCCACTCTTCCCAGACCTTTTTGGTCACACCCAAATTGGTCATGCCGCCGGGGTCTTTGGGATGGTTTACGAACCCACCCTCATGCTTCAGGATGGCTTTAAGGGCTTCGTTGAAGTTCTCTTTCATTTCTCAATATCTCCTGACAAGCTTTTAATTGGTGGGCGATTTCGTCGGCTTCTGCGGCGATGGCGATAAGAGCTTCCGCAGTCTCTCCTGAAAGTCGGGCTTTCGTTCCTCCATTATCGCTGCTGGCACTGGGGGCAGCACTGGGCACGGTGTTACTACTGTCTGGACACGCGGCGTCGATGAACAGCCCGTCAGTACGAGCAGTGTCAATAAACAACTTCTTCTCCACTTCAACGGTTCTAACCTTGTCAACATAGACCTTCTCCACTTTGGTTTGTGTGTTTGCCAGTAAATGCTCCAATTCCCGCACTTCCTCTTGCGCTTTAGCTAGAACTTTTCCTGCTTCGATTGCAGCAGTAGCCTTCTCCGCTTCCCACTCGGCTCTGGTTACTTTAACGCCTGTGTGATGCCCATAAAAATAAGTGCATATGGCAAAAACAAGCGCACCGATAATGACGTAGGGATTAGGCATTTTCTTCTTTCCCGGCTTTGATTGACTCGATCTTTTCCTGACCACGCGTCCAAGCAGAGATGCCCAAAATTGCCATAAACGT